GCCCGTACAGCAGCTACCTTGTAATATTTGCTAAGCCCTGAATAGGAGAAAAGATGGCTAAAGAAGAAAAAGCGAACCCGTATAATGCGGATAAAAGTTGGCACAAAGTAGAAGAAAAAGTTTTTGTTGATTCAAACAACTTATTCTTTAATGACCCAGATGCAGAACCTCAAGAGGTAGAAGCAGAAGGAGTTAACGAAGAGCAAGAAGTTAAAGAAACAAAAACTAAAGATAAACCCTACAAGCGACCCGACTATAAAAAACGTTATGATGACTTAAAGAGACATTATGATAGTAAGCTCAATGAGTTTAAACAGAGAGAGCTAGAGTTATTAGACCAAGCCCGTGAGGGACAACCTAAATACACTCCACCTAAATCTGCAGAAGAACTAGCTGAGTTTAAAGAAAAATATCCTGATGTTTATGATGTTGTAGAAACTGTTGCTAATATGCAAAGCGAAAGCAAAGCAAGACAGCTTGAAGAAAAAATTAAACTTCTTCAATCTAGAGAGCAAGAGTTAGTAAGAATAGATGCTGAGAAAGCTCTTAAATCAAGACATCCTGATTTTGATGATATCAGAAACAGTGATGATTTTCATGATTGGGCTAAATCTCAACCTGAGTCAATACAAGATTGGATTTATAAAAATTCAAGTGACCCAGAAGCAGCTAGTCGTGCAATAGATTTATTTAAGTCTGACATGGGTGTACAAAGCAATCCGAAAAAGTCATCGGCAGGTTCTAAACGAAAAACTTCAGCGGCTGACATGGTGTCCGCAAAGACAACCAGTGTTGAGCCACAACAAGCTAAAGTTTGGACCGAAAAGGAGATTCTAGCTTTATCTCCAGCTGAGTTTGATAGACTTGAAAAAGAAATCGACAAGGCTTGGGAAGAAGGTAGAATCAGTAGATAAACTTTTATATTAACCCAAAAGGAGTAAAAAATGGCACAGTATTTTGAACCAACCCCAGATACAGATGCAAACTTTGGTAACTCCGTTAGTGGTCAGAATAATAGTTTCTTCCTGCCTTCCATATATTCTGCTAAAGTTTTAAACTTTTTCAGAAAGGCATCAGTGGTAGAAGCTATTACAAATACTGACTACTCCGGAGAAATCAGCAATTATGGTGATTCTGTTAAAATTATCAAAGAGCCAGTAATCTCAGTGTATGACTACACAAGAGGTTCTGACACAACTCAAACCAAGCTAACCGACCAAGAGCTAACACTCGTAGTCGATTCAGCTAAAGCTTTCAAATTCATCGTTGATGATATTGAAAGAGATATGTCTCACGTCAACTTTAAAGAAGTTGCAACATCTTCAGCAGCTTATGCTCTAAGAGATTCTTTCGATGCAGCAGTTATCGAATCAATGTTCTCAGGTGTTTCTTCTTCTTCACCAGACCATGTACTAGGTGCAGACTCAGCTACAAAACTAGCAGCTGACGTTTACGATGGTGCAGGTTCTATTGACCTAGGTGTATCTAGTGAAACAGACCCATTAAACGTACTTGCAAGAATGGCAAGACTATTAGATGATGCTAATGTTCCTGAAGAAGGAAGATGGTTTGTAGCTTCTCCAGAATTTTATGAGCAGCTATCACAATCCAGCTCAAAACTTCTTTCTGTTGACTTCAACGCAGGACAAGGCTCAATCAGAAATGGTTTAGTATCTAGCGGTAAGTTAAGAGGTTTCAACATGTACAAATCCAATAACATTGCAGCTGTTTCAAATGCTACAGGAAAATGTCTAGGTGGACATATTTCTTCAACAGCAACAGCTCAAACAATCATCTCAACTGAAGTCTTAAGAGACCCAAGTTCATTTGGTGATATTGTTAGAGGCTTACATGTATATGGAGCAAAAGTATTGAGAGACGATGCATTAGTATCAGCTTTCTACACTATTGACTAATTATAGTCGCGGGGGAGTCTTCGGACTCCTCCACTTTTAAGGAATAATAATGAAAAAAGAAAAAAGAGAAATGTATTATGGTGGCGGCATGAAGCAAAGAAAACCATATGTTCATGGCGGTAAAGCACATAAATCAATTCAAGACATGGAAAAAGCCTGTAATAAAATGGTAGGTTACAATACCATGGATATGAAAGGCGATAAGTAATGAAGGTCCAAGCACCTAAAGGTTATCATTGGATGAAGTCTGGTCAATCCTACAAGCTTATGAAAGACCCTAAAGATGGTTATAAACCACACAAGGGTGCAACGAAATCCGCAAACTTTAAAATACAAAAAATACATAAGAAATAATGGCAGTAACATACTTAGACATAACAAACGAACTTTTAAGAGAACTTAATGAAATACCACTAACCTCTGCTAATTTTGGTAATGCAGTAGGTATTCAACAGTTTGTTAAAGATACTGTCAATCGAGGTATCTTTGACATTGCAAATGAAGAACCTCAACTACCTTTCTTTGCTACTGGCTTAAGCGGAGCTTCAGACCCTTTTTATGGGAATGTTACAGTAGAAACCGTAGCAGGAACGAGGTGGTATTTATTAAAAACAGGAAGTGCTAGTCTTCAAGCTGATTATGCAGCTGTTGATTGGGATGACTTCTACTTAACAACAATTAATGTCTCTGGTGAATCAGCACCTTATGTTTCACAAGGTTTAAAATTTTTAAGCCTCGCTGATTGGAAAAGATATTACAGAGACCAAGAAAACGCAGATGATGCAGGTGACCAACAGTATGGCGAACCTCGTTATGTTATTAAATCACCAGATGCTAGAAAGTTTGGGTTAAGTCCAATACCAGATAAAGTATATAATGTTCATTTTTATGCTTACGATAGACCTACAGCTTTATCGGCATATACAGATACCATACCTTTACCTGACCAGTTTAAAAACGTACTTCTAGCACGAATGAGATATTATGTGTGGCAGTTTAAAGAAAGCCCACAACAAGCAGCCTTTGCTTTAGAGGACTATAAAAAAGGCATGAAATATATGAAATCTGACTTATTAAATCCTCAACCAAAATATATGTCAGACGATAGATATTACTTTTAATTATGGCACGTTCACAACCTTATACAGTGGCTTGTGCTGGAGGCTTAGTAAACTCTGCAAACTCAATAGACTTACTAAGATTTCCCGGTGTAGCTACAGAGTTACAAAACTTTGAAGTCTCAATAGAAGGAGGCTACAGAAGAATAAATGGATTTGCTAAGTTTGGTGGTGCTAGTTCAACACAACCAACTGGTAGTGATGACAACATTCAAGGAATATTTCCTTATGCCGATGGAGTTATTGCTTGTGCAGGTAATCAAATATTTTTTAGTAATGACGGTATTAACTGGCTTATTATAAATAAATTATCAGCAGGAGCTGGAGATAACTATACTACTTTTGTTGGTAAAAGTGAAGTAACACTAACCAATCAAGGACAATGCAGCTTTGCAGTTTTTGAAGGTCCAGACTATGATTATGGTGAAGTTATTATTGCAGATGGTGGTAATTTACCTTTTTCTTTTCGTATGGAAGGAACAGGTGCTTTAACAACCAGAACATTTTATACTCAACAAATTACAGTAGATAGTACTAATGCAGTTAAATATATTACCATACACGACCATCACTTAATAGCTGCAGGAGTAGAAAATAATTTAAATACTGTTTATTATAGTGTTGATAATGACCCCGACAATTTTACAGGTTCAGGTGCTGGTTCATTAGTTATATCAGACCAAATTGTAGGTATTAGAGGATTTAGGGAAGACCTATTTATATTTTGTGAAAACAGCATTCATAAATTAATAAATCTAAACGACTCTCAAACTATAGCAGTCGTTCCTGTAGCAGAAAATGTTGGCTGTTTAAGTGGCTACAGCATACAAGAAATTGGTGGTGATTTATTATTTTTAGCACCAGATGGTTTTAGAACAGTTGCTGGTACTGCAAGAATTGGGGACGTTGAGTTAGGAACAATTAGTAAAGCAATTCAACCAACAGTTACAGAAATTGCTAAACGAATTTCAGAATACAGAATAACAAGTTTAGTTATTCGAGAAAAGTCTCAGTATAGACTTTTTTATACTAAGATTGGCACAGCAAGAGCTGTACAAGATGGTATAATAGGAACATTAAGACCAAATGGTTTTGAATGGTCAGAAACCAGAGGTATTGAAGTTACAGATTTAAACTCTAACTTTAATAACGAAGGTACTGAAGTTTACTATCATGGTGATACTTCTGGATATGTGTTTTTACATGATTCAGGAAATGACTTTGATGGTGCTGATATTTTGGCACGATACAGTACACCGGATTATGATTATGGTGACTTAGGAACTTTAAAAACTTTACATTTTATAAAAGTTTCAGTAAGTAATGAAGGTATTGTGGAACCAGCCTTAAGATATGCTTTTGATTATGGTGACCCCGATACTGCTCAGTTTACAAGTTCTATTTCATTAGGAACACTTAATCCAGCATCTATATTTGGTGAAGCGGTATTTGGTTTAAATAAGTTTGGTGCTGTTTCTTCTCCTTTAGTAAGATTACCTTTACAAGGCAGCGGACACAGTAACAATTTTACTTTTCAAACACAAGATAGTAAAGCACCTTATACAATAAACGGATTTTATATAGATTATATACCATCAGGAAGGAGATAAAAATTATGGCAGGTTATACACGACAGAGTAGTTTTGTAGATGGCGATACCATCACAGCAGCAATATTTAATGACGAATTTAATCAGTTATTAAATGCATTTAACAATAGTACTGGTCACAAACACGATGGCACTACAGCCGAAGGACCAGTAATAGCATTGATTGGAGACTCAGGTAGTTCTCCTGTCAACAAAGTATTAATAGACACAACAAACAATCACATAGAATTTTGGATTGACGTATCATCTACTTCAGTTCAGCAAATGTATATCGCTGACGGTGCTATCCTTCCAGTCACTGATAACGATATAGATTTAGGTTCTGCTTCCTTAGAGTTTAAAGATTTATATTTAGATGGTACTGCCACTATAGATATTTTAACAGTTGATGAATCAGCAACCATAGGTACCACTTTAGGAGTTACTGGAGCCACCACATTATCCAGTACTTTAGCAGTTACAGGTGCAGCAACACTTAGCTCAACCCTAGCAGTGACAGGCACCTCTACATTAACAGGTAATGTTACAGCCTCTAACGATGTTTCAGTTGGCGGTAATTTAATAGTTACAGGAAATACCACTATATCTGGTAATTTGACACTAGGCGATGCTGACACTGATAGTATTTCAATCGGAGCAGAATTTGCTTCTGATTTAATTCCAGATGTTGATGGTACTTACGACCTAGGTAGTTCATCAAAAGAATGGCAAGACCTATACATTGATGGTACTGCAAACATTGATAGCCTTGTAGCCGATACAGCCGATATTAATGGCGGTACGATTGACGGTGCAACTATTGCAACTTCTGATATTACAGTCGGAGCCTCAAAAACTTTAGATGTTTCAGCAGGTACGTTAACACTTGCAGATGACCAAATTTCAGGTGATAAAGTTGAAGGCGGTACAATTAATGCCATTACAATTAACACATTAACATATGGTAGTTTATCAGATGGTACTATTACTGTAACAGCTTTTGTTGATGAAGATGATATGACATCCGATTCAGCAACTTTAATACCAACACAGCAATCAGTCAAAGCCTATGTTGATGCTCAAGTTACAGCACAAGACTTAGACTTCCAAGGGGACTCAGGCGGTGCTTTATCGATTGACCTAGACAGTGAATCTTTAACAATTGCTGGTGGTACAGGTATAGACACTACAGGAGCTTTAAATACTTTAACAGTTGCTATAGACTCTACAGTGGCTACACTGACTGATGCACAAACCCTAACAAACAAAACAATAGATGTTGATAACAATACTGTATCAAACATCGAAGTAGATAACTTCAAAGCCTCAGCAATCGTTTTAGAAGCTGAAGGTATTAGTTCTAGTGACAATGATACTAGCTTACCAACTTCAGCAGCGGTTAAAGATTACGTTGATACACAACTAACTGCAGAAGACCTAGATTTCCAAGGTGATTCTGGTGGAGCATTATCTATTGATTTAGATAGTGAAGTTTTAACCATTGCTGGAGGGACTGGTATAGATACTTCTGGTTCAGCCAATACACTTACAGTTGCTATCGATTCAACAGTAGCCACATTAACAGGAACACAAACATTAACAAATAAAACTATAGATGCCGCTTTAAATACTTTATCTAATATTGCCAATAGTTCGCTTACAAATTCGTCAGTGTCTTATGGCGGTGTTAGTGTATCTCTTGGAGGGTCAGATGCTACTCCGGCTTTTGACTTATCTGATGCGACAGCTTACCCGGGTGACTCAAGCCTTGTCACAGTTGGTGCTTTAAATAGCGGTTCTATTACTTCAGGATTTGGCAGCATTGATGTTGGCTCATCAGCCATTACAACTACTGGAACCGTTACAGGTAATACCTTAGCAGGAACACTTTCAACTGCAGCACAACCTAATATTACCAGTGTTGGTACTTTAACCAGCTTATCCATATCAGGCGACCTCACCGTTAGCGGAACTACTACCACCTTAAATAGTACAACCGTTACAGTTGATGACCCAATCTTTACAGTAGGTGGCGATACAGCTCCAGTTTCAGACGACAACAAAGACAGAGGTATTGAGTTTAGATGGCACGATGGTACTTCAGCTAAAGTAGGTTTCTTTGGTTACGATGATAGTGCTTCAGTCTTCACATTTATTCCAGATGCAACCAACACTTCAGAGGTCTTCTCAGGCTCTGCAGGTGATGTAGCCTTTGGTAACATTGCAGGTACTTTAACCACTGCAGCTCAAACCAACATTACTTCGGTAGGTACTTTAGGAAGCTTATCGGTCACAGGAAATATTACTGTTGGTGGAACTGTAGACGGCAGAGACGTTGCTACAGACGGAACAAAACTAGATGGTATCGAATCAGGTGCTACTGCAGACCAAACTGCTGCAGAGATTAGAACATTAGTAGATAGTGCTACAGATTCAAATGTCTTTACAGATGCCGACCACAGCAAACTAGATGGCATAGAGTCAGGTGCAACAGCAGACCAAACAGCAGCTGAGATTAGAACTCTTGTTGAAAGTGCAACAGATTCCAATGTCTTTACTGATGCTGACCATAGTAAATTAAATGGTATAGAAGCTGGTGCAACCGCAGACCAAACTATTACAGCTGGAACTGGCTTGACAGGTGGCGGTACAGGAGACGTTACTCTTAACGTTTCAGGCTTAACAACTTCAGAGATTGCAGCAGGTTCTATTTTAACAAGTGCTGAATCTTTTGTAGATTCTGATACTCAAGTTATGACCGCAGCAGCGATTGCCGATAAGATTGAAAGTTATGGTTATACAACAGAAGTTGGAGACATAACAGGTGTCACAGCCGGGACAGGTTTATCTGGTGGAGGTACTTCAGGTACAGTTACTTTAAATGTAGACCTTTCAGAATTAACAGACATGACTGCAGCCATGGTAGGCACAGATGAATTTATTGTGCTTGATGCCGGTGCTGATAGAAGAAAAGCAGCTAGTGAAATACCTTTAAGTATATTTAACAACGATGCAGGATTTACCACAAATGTAGGTGACATTACAGGTGTTACTGCTGGTACAAATCTAACAGGTGGAGGAACTTCTGGAGATGTAACTATCAATATGGCAACAGGCGGTATTGGTTCTGGTACTTATGGTTCAACAGCCGATGGTACCAAAATAGACACTATTACTGTTGATGCTTATGGTAGAGTTACAGCAGTCGCTACTGGTACTACAGGTGATATTAATGCTGTTACTGCTGGTAATGGTTTAACAGGTGGTGGTACTTCAGGTTCACCAACATTAAACGTTGGAGCAGGTACAGGTATTGATGTTGCTGCCGATAGCATTTCTGTTGATGTTTCTGATTTTATGTCAAATGGTGCAAACAACAGAGTGCTAACAGCCACAGGTGCTGATGGTATAAATGCAGAATCAGGCTTATTGTTTGATGGTAATGAATTATTAATTAGTACAGCACAAGACTCCAAATTACAACTACAAGGTTCATCAAATCCTAGAGTAGACTTTTATGAAAGCACAACAAGAAAATGTGCTATTGGCTGGGATGCAACTAACAATGCCATGTACTTTGATAATTTTGAGGGCAATTCTTCTGGTTCAGGTAACTTTAATTTCTATTCTGGTGATGCAGATGACCCAGTAAGTATAAGATTATCTGCTAGTGATGGTGATGTTTATGGATATGTTTATGCTGAACATGGCAATACCATAGGTTTCTTAGACCAAGATGGTAACTGGGCTATAAAACATGTGCATGATAGTAGAACAGAATTTTATGACAACAATGAATTAGTATTCTCAATCGGACAAGGTGCAAGTTTAGGTGATTTTGGTAGTGTAACTACTTGCGATGCTGGTAAAGGTGGCTGGGCTGGATATGCCATTGAAGGTCGTGTTGTGTTTATGCATGACGTAGATACTAACTCATGGGGTATCTATAACGATGTCAATAATGAATGGATGATTCTAGGTGACTTAAATGGCACAGTAGGTCTTAGATATGATGGTGTATCAAGGCTAGAAACTACCAGTGGTGGTGCAAAGGTAATAGGAGACCTTGACATATCAGGCAACCTTAACAATGTCACAGACATTTATGTAGATGACCAAATAATCCACACAGGCGATACCAACACTTATTTACAGTTTAGTGCAGCAGACCAATTTAGAATTTTTACAGGTGGTACGCAAAGAGTACAAGTAGACAACACCAACTTTAGTTTAAACTTACAACACTTACTTGTTAATTATGCTACAGCCACAGGTGGTAACAGAATTATTGGTGAGTTCTCAGGTAACTCAACAGACAACTTAAGAATTGACTTAGTCAACGCAGGTACAGGTACAAATGCTAGGTCAGCCTTTACTGTTGAAAATAATCTTGGAGACCAAATGGAATTTGGTTTGGGTTCTTCAGGACATTCTGCTATTTCTAGAAAAGGTTTCTGTTATAATGGTGGTACTGGTGGTATTAATTTACACCCCGGTGGTGGAGGTAGTGTTGACGTTATAGGTAACTTAACAAAATCTAGTGGTTCCTTTAATATTAAACACCCTAAACCAGAGATGCGAAATACTCACAGACTGATACACAGTTTTGTTGAGTCTCCAGAAGCCGATAACATCTACAGTGGTACAGTAACTCTTGTTGATGGTACAGCTACAGTTAACCTAGATAGCCTAGCAAGAATGTCAGATGGCACTTGGGTCAACTTAAATACCGATGCTAGAGTCTTTACAACCAATGAAACTGGATGGGATGCAACCAAAGGTACCGTTAGCGGTAATACCCTAACCATTACCTGTCAAAATGCTACCTCAACCGACACTATATCTTTCTTGATTATCGCAAGAAGAATTGACGAATGGGTCATGTACGATGAAAACTATGATGAGAATGGTCGCTTGATTGTTGAAAGAGAAGCTGTAGGCAATGAAATAAATGAACCTTCAGCAGAAGACAGACAGAAGTTTATTTATGACATGAACTGGAATATTGTTGGACCTAAAGAAGGTTATGACATCAACGGTAATCCAATAAACAACGATGGTGGAGGTGAGTAATGGATTTATTCACCCCCTACATTGTTTGGAATGTAATAGTAACATTAGTAGTTGGACCTCTTATGTTTAGTATTCGTAAAAATGAGGCAGAATTAAAAAGACAAGATATTCTGATGAATAAAACTCGTGAAGAAATTGCTAGACATTATGTTACTAAAGAAGAATTGTTAAACAACATGGATGCAGTTGTAGATAGACTTGAAAAACTTGATGAAAAAATCGACAAGCTTTTTGAGCTAAAGTATAATAAGTAGAGGATTTTATGGCAAGGAAAAGAAAAACTAATCAAAAAAAGATACGAGTTAAAAAGCAAGTAGGCGGAAGAATGCCTGTTGAATTGAACCCACAAGATATGGGAACACCAAGACAACCTAAGGATATTCCAATGCCTCAGCCTAAGCCTATAGCTCCTAAAATTGTACCTCTAGCTCCTGAACAACAAGTACAAAAAGGTCAAAAGACTGCTATAAAAGATTCTAAACAGATGCCTGAAGAAAAAAATATGGTAGTAGAAAGACCTAGACCAGTACGTAGACCGGTAGAAATTAAACCTGAAATATCTTTAGGTAGACCTAGAATGCCTGAAGGTGTTGAAACAAGTGTAAATTTACCACCAGAAGTTCCTATCCGACAAGTACAACAACCTCCCGGACAAACACAGCAACAAATAGGAAGAGTACAAACTAAAGTACAGCCTGAATTACAACCTCAAGTACAGCCTCAAGTACAGCCTCAAATACAGCCTTTTGTTACATCTGTTGAAGATAGAGTGTTTGATGAAAGGTTTGATGGCGATAGACCTACTATGTGGTGGGAAGAAAAAGGCTATCCTGATATGATGTCAGCCTTAGACGATGGCTGGAGATTTGATACTGGCTCTGGTAAGTGGTATCAAATAACCACAGATGATGGTGGTGATGCCGGTGACGGTGGTGATAGCGGTGACGGTGACGGTGACGGTGGTGATGCTGAAACTACAGACGAAGCAGCAAAAAGAGAACAAGCTTTAAGAGATTATGTTGATGCTATTTCTAGAGGAGAAATGCCAGAAGCTTTAAAAATTCCAAATGCTGATTTATTAGATTCAACTATAAAAGATACCATTACTGAAATGGCAAAGCCTACAACAGTCACACAAAGACAAGCAGCACCAGTTGCTCCCGAAGAAGTTACTGAGGTTAAAGATGTTGAAAGAGCAGAAGATATTAAACCGTTTAGTCCTGCACAATACGAAGCAGCATTAGCTGGACAACCACCGGAGGTTAAAGCAGCTTACAAACGTTTATCTCCACAAGCTCGTTCTAGATTTGAAAAAGCTACACTAACTCAACCAGCAGAAGCTGCAACTATTCTTGAAGAAGAAATGAGAAAAGTTTTAACTCCTGAAGTAGTAGGACAGTTAAGACCTGAATCATTAGTTCAAGATGTTGAAAAAGTAGCCGCAGAAAGAATGGCTCCAGTTGCTGATGTTGAACTAAGAGGTAGACAAGCTCAAATTATTAGTGATAAACAAAAGACAGATATATTACAAAACGTTACAGGTGAGGGAGTTAACTTAGAAGATATTCCTCAGTTTGAAGTAGCGGCTCAAAGAACTGCACAAGTAGGTGAAGCTAATACTAGAATAGCCCAAGAGCTTGGTGATGCTCCAAGTACTGATGCAGCTCAGAGGGAAGCTATTACTTCAGACGGTATTGCTAAAGGTACTGCTTCTCAGATAGGTGGTGTACCAACATTAGAAGCTGCTTCAAGACAAGCAGTTACCGGTACAGCCAGACAAGCAGCTGCGGCTGATATGTTAGCAGTTGTTGGTGAAATGCCACCAGAAGTTACTGAAGCTATTATAGAAGACCCAGCAACCGTTGAAGCACAATTAGATAATCAACCTGTTAATGTTCAAGCAGCTGTTGCCGCTTTACCAGAAGAAGCTTTAGTGTCAACACAAATGGAAGGCTTACTTGCAGGTATTGAAGAAGACCAAATACCTACATGGGCTAGACCAGCAGTTGATGCTGTAAATTCTATGATGGCACGAAGAGGTTTAAGAGCTTCTACAGTAGGTAGAGATGCTTTATTTAATGCAATTATTCAAAGTGCATTACCTATAGCTCAATCAAATGCTCAAGCCCTTCAAGCCAGAGCTACTCAAAACTTAAGTAATGAGCAACAGGCTAACTTACAACAAGCAAGTCAAGTCATGCAACAAAGAATGGCTAACTTGGCTAATAGACAAACAGCAGCTTCGCAGACCGCACAAATGGCTCAGCAAGTTAAGATTAGACAGGCTGAGTTTGAACAACAAGCTATTATGACCACTGCTCAGCAGGAGCAACAAGTTAGGTTACAAAACTTACAGAACGAACAGCAAAGAGCTATGCAAGAGTCTGCACAAAGACAACAAACTGTTATAGCTAATTTAGATGCTGGTTCGAGAATGGATATAGCAAATCTTGAACAACTCAATGCTGCCGGGAGAGAAAACCTAAGTGCTGAGCAACAAGCAAGATTAACTGAATATCAAGCTACCGTTGCTAGACAAGACAGACAAGCTGAACTTAATCAGCGAATGGAAGAAGCTAACTTAGATGCTGCTTTAAAAGTTGAATTAGCTAACTTATCAGAGTTGAATGCTACCAATAGGGCTAACATGTCCGCAGAGCAACAAACAAGATTGGCTAACTTAAATGTTCTTGTAGACTTTAAAAAGACCAATGCTTCATTAGCTCAGCAAATGGACCTAGCTAATATGTCAGCTCAAAATCAAATGGAGTTGGCTAACCTACAAGAAAAGGCAGCCGCAGATTCAGCAAACTTTACAGCAGCTAATCAGTTTAGATTACAAGAGCTTACCACAGCAGCTAATGTGTTATCACAAAATGCTGAGTTAAGACAAAGAGCTGAGTTTGCTAAATTAAGTGCTGAAGAAAAAATAGCACTTGCTAATTTAACAGCTAAGAACCAAGCTGATAGTGAAAGCATGACTGCAGCCAATCAAGCTGAACTTGCTAACCTAAATAAGAAAATGAAGATATCTGAGGTTAATGCTCAGTTAGCTCAACAGATGGGTCTTGCTGAATTAAGCTTTGAGCAAAATAAAGCTATGACCAATGCTCAGTTGAACTTCAATATGGACATGGCAAACTTTAATGCCGAGCAACAAACAGCTTTAGCTAATAGTAAGTTCTTACAAACTGCTACATTAACAAATTTAAATAATGAGCAACAAGCTGCTATGCAGAATGCGACAGCACTGGCTTCCTTAGATATGGCAAACCTAGATGCCCTAACTAAGTTAAAAGTTGAGAATGCTAGAAACTTCTTACAGATGGATTTAGCTAACTTAAGCAATCAGCAACAAGCTAACATGCTTAAATCTCAACAAGCTCAACAGATTTTATTATCTGACCAAGCTGCTCAAAATGCTGCTCGACAATTTGGTGCTGCTAATGAACAGCAAACAAATCAATTTATGGCATCTTTGGCTAATAACATTAATCAGTTTAATGCTCAGCAGAATAATGCTATGAAGCAATTTAATGCAAGTCAAACTAACGCAGCCGCAGCTCGTGATGCACAAAGAGAAGCTGACTTAAATAAATTCAATGCTCAGTTATCAACACAGATTGACCAATTCAATGCCAACCAAGATTTTGCAAGAAATCAATGGAATGCTCAGAACGAAGCAGCTGTTAAAGCTTCTAACGTTCAGTGGCAAAGACAGGTTAATACAGCGGATACCGCAGCACAGAATGCTATTAATATGCAGAATGCTCAGAATGCATTTAACATGTCACAAACTGCAATGGCATTTATGTGGCAGGAATTAAGAGATAATGCAGACTATACATTCCGAGCAACTGAAAATGAAAAGAATAGAATAGCAACTTTAGTAAATACTGCTCTAGCTTCTGACCCAAGTAGATATGGTAGTAGTACTAAGGGCATTGAAAACTTAATTGCATTAATAACTAAAGATATAACTGGATAGGAGAAAAAATGGGATTTTTAAAGAAAGTAGTAAAGAAAGTTAAAAAAGGAGTTAAGAAACTCGTTAGTGGTGTAAAGAAAGTCGTAAAGAAAATTTCTAAAAGTAAACTCCTTAAAACTATAGCAATTGTAGGTGCTGCTTTGGTAACAGGAGGTGCCGCCTTAGGTGCTTTCCCCGGCTTAGCTTCTACGCAAATAGGGAGTGCTATTGTTGGTGCAGGTAACTGGATAAGTTCATTACCAGTTGTAGGTAAACTTGCTGTTCCGTTTTCGAAAGCAGGTGCTTTTGCCGGTGAAACTTTATATGCTGCAGGAACTAAACTAGGTTTTATAAGTGATGTAGATGTTGCTGCAAAAACGTTAGCCAATGCTCAAACAACAGACCCAACTAAATTAGGCGAGGTTTTTAAATCTATTAAATCACAATTAAAAACTGGTACTTTATCACAAGAAAGACTATTAACTGAGGCTAATGCTCTTGTTCAAGGTACTGCTTTTGGTGATTTAGGAGCAGTATCTACTTTAACTAAAGAAGAATTAGCTAAATTAGGTACAGCAGATTATGCTCAGATGTCTGCGAGGGCTGCTACTTTTGCAGGTCCAGCAGGTACAACAGCACCTTTAAGTGACTTTGGTCAAACAGCAGCTCGAATGACTGGAAGTGCAGTAGGTTCTTTTGGAAGTGCAGTAGGTTCGGCAGTAGGCTCAGCAGTAACATCTGTTGCTGGAGGATACTTAGCTTCTAAAGTAATGGGAGAGCCTGACCCACAAGGAGTATATGGTTCAGGTAGCCCAGAAGAACAAGCACTCAACAGATACAATGATGTTGAGGCTAACTATCAAAGTTTAGGAATTGATATTAGAGATGCATATAGAAATATGACTTATGGTACAGGTGATTTAGGCATGGCTAATGTAGGAGATTTATATAGGCAGCAAACCTTAACAATTACAGGATAAAATTATGGCACAGCAAAGAGATTTAAAACCCGTTCTCTCACGAGATTTAACAGAAGCAGTTAATTTAGTTATTAACGATGCAATGGATTCTGGTATTGATTTAGATGATATTCAAGATTCTCCTAAATTTAAGGCACGTAGAAAAAATGTTTCAGAAGGTTTAAATGAACTAGTAGAGTTAAAATCTCAAGGTAGTCCTATCCCGGGACAATCTTTAACTAATAGTCCTGATACTCCATATCCTTGGGAAACACCAGCAGAATTTGCTAACCCTAGGGATGCTCTGGCTCATATTACTAATCAGCTTTTACAACCAGAAGCAGTAAGAACAATGGTAGAAGCATTAAGTGAAGGAGCAAGTGTTGGTGACTTAGCTATTTCTATTGCTTATGCTAAATTTGTTGAAGGTAAAATAAGCCCTAATTCTTTGCTGTTATTAGTTGAGCCAATTATGTATGTCATTATGGCAATTGGTGAAGAAGCTAACATTGCTTATAACATTGATGGCGATGATGTTGATGAAACAGATGAAGAAGAAATTACACAAAAGTTACAAGAAGCTGAAAATCTTTTTGAACAAATTAAATCTGGAGCTATGAGTAATATCCAAGAAGGTGCTATTCCTAAAGAAATTAAGGAGCAAATTGCTAACGAAGATATTCCAAGCTTACTTGCAGCTCGAGAACCAGAAGAAAAAAGCTTGTTAGATAGAGGAGACAAATAATGGATTTAAGAGATATTTTAGGTGGTGGACAATACGGTGAAGCAGCCGGAGCATTATTGGCTCGAAAAAGAAAACAAGATAGAAGAGGTTTTCAAGATGCTTTAAAAGCTTCTGTGGCTTTAAATTTCTTTGGTAACTTAAAAGCCAATCAAGAACAAGACTACCTTAAAGACATAGAAGAACTTAATAGTGAGTTTACCAAATTGTCAAAAGGTAATAAATCTATTTATGACCAAAGAAATCAAGATAGACTTGAAGTAGAAAGATATAATCGAGATGGTGAAATTTATTTAAATGAAGTAGCTAAAACCAAATTTAATAATCATCCATGGGCGACAAATAATAATATATTCTGGGAAGAAAAAAGTGAATATGGTGATGCTGTTCAGAAAAAAATGAATGCCTATTTAGAACAAATTAAAGCCGCAGAAAAAGAAAGATTAGAAACACTTTTAATTGACCCAGCTATTACTGCAAAAACTTTTGATGAATATAATGAGCCTCTTTATGAAGAGTTCAATGCTAAGCTTAGACAGCTAGAAGATGACCCAACTAAGTTAAGTTTTTTCAAAAAAGGATTAAATAAACTTTTTGGTTATGGTGCTGCTGAAATAGCTGAACTTGATAATGCTGTTAAAATATCAAAAGCAAGAAGAGTTGAAAGAGATAAATTTATTGATTTAGTTCAAAGTGAATTAAAAGAAACAATGAATCAAATAGACTTTAGTCAACCTATTGATGGTGTTGAAATGGGTAGTAAGGTTTTCAAAAAATCTAAGTACAAACCAAACTTTCAAAGCATTAGTTCTGAAGCAAATAATTTAAGTTCTTCTCTTAAAAAGGGAGAATATGAAGATTTTTCAATTGGTCTTTTAGTTAATGGTGAAATTAAGGAAGGCAAAATGTCTTTTGGTACAGATGCATTTGGTTTAGATGGTAACATTAAAGTTGTTAATAAGAATGGTGAAGTAATTGAAAATGTATCACCTGAGTTTGCTATTGCTCAAGATGCTGCTATGTTAGGTGATTATTTATTCCAAAGACATCAAGAGTTATATGGTAGAAGTCCAGAAGACGAAGTACCAGTTGCAAGACGAAACTTTATTAACCAAGCCCTACAGTGGTTAGGTAAAAGTGGAAGATTTAGAAGAGAAGGAGGATTTCAAGGATTTTTTACAACTGATAACTATTATCCTTTAGCTGGTGCAGATAATTTTTCTTCTATTAAAGCTAACATTGCTGAAGATATTTTAGATATTGAAAATCCTGTTTTAGATATGATAAGTGCAGAGAATCAATAC